CTCCGATCGCTAAGGGATGATTTTATGACGTGCTCCGTCCTTAGGCACGTATAGGAGTTGAGTTGTACTCCTTAGGCACCAGAAAGATAGCGTACTGGATGTTTCTAGATGAATAGTGAGATAGCGTAGCGTAACAGATGAACCTACCATTTGCCAGCCTCATGCACATAATATTTGGGTCTAGCGTATTTATGTTCCCCCGCGGCGCAGAAACCGTACATTAAATACCCCGTCCGAGTTAGGACTCTAAGTTGTGAATAACAATTTAGAAAAGGAACCCCTCTTAAAGTTAATCCCGTCTTATTGCGGGGAATACTTTTGTGTGTAGCGTTACTCATAATAGTCTAGCGACTTAGCTAAAACTACCATGCTTGGTACCCCAAGCTTAGCAGCAAGGAATCCTTCAGGGGCCTTGATCTGTAAAAATTTTCCTGATAACAAAAAATCTTCTATACAAAATCTTCCTTCCCTTCCCTTGTAAACTTTATAGTAAATGAACTAGATATACTCTTATATCATGATGTTGTTTACTTTTCATCAAGATGCTATTTAGTAATCGTGCATTTAGTTTGCTGCATTTGTGTCGACTTTGTAAAGACCTAAAGATGCTTCATAAGTAATATCTCAAATTGTGAAGTTTTTTGATAGTCTTGAACATAGATTTGTTGTTTTTCCCATTATTAATGGAGAGGTATATTTGGGACGAAATATACCTTCCCTGGATTTAACGGAGTTTATTTTCAGGTTGTCAGTTCTTACAGATGATTGCATATATATAACTTAAATGTCTAATACTTCATCTGATGGTACTTTAACTAAGAACTTGTGTATCAGTAACCATTTTGATACACGTTACGGAGAATTATTGGAGTCTTTGTTCTTTGTTTAATTAGGTGGTCTAACTTATTTGGACATTAATTAAGAATGGGATTATACTGGTTTAGGTACATTGCGTAGTTTAATTAGGAAGCCTTCCTATCTTTCCTAAAACCATGCTGCGTATGTTTAACCTTAAATTCTCGGTGGGGAATTGCCGCCATAATAAGTGGTGGTGTGTGATTTCTCTTGGGATGATTCTGAGCTTAACTCGTCATCTCGGATTGGTTCTATAAGAGGATATGATTATAAACATGTCGGCCTCGTACATTTCTTTGGTTGTATTATAACTACACTTTATTCTTCTTTGAGTGTGTAGAGTATAGCTTTGTGTGGAATGTATGCAGTCGCTTTGTTTGATTATGATCCTCATAGTTTTAGTTTGTCCATGGTTCTCATGATGGTAAACTAGATGGTTGGATAGGATTATTTCTATGCTATTACAACTTTATATGTTATGCGCACTCGAATGGCAATGGGTTTTAGTGGTGTTATATCACTACTAGCTACTTGCGGTTACGCTGCTCTTTGGACTGCCTTCATGTTTTCTGTGGTTACTGGATATGTTTTCGTGTTATTAAAATCATTCTTGTTCTTATACTTTGCTTGGACAGAAAATATATTTTTAATGACAGGATTGCTTAGCTGGTAACTATGTGGATATGTTATTTCTAAAGATTGGTATATTTCTAAACTTCTTGTGCAAAAACATAAAATCCTGGATGATTGGTTTAAAGAAAAAGTGGCTCTTTTTATTGTGAAACTGGGATTAGATCAAAATGAAATTTTTCGCAAAGCTTTCATGGCGGGGTTTGATTTGTTCAATTTAAACGCCGACTTTAATGGTTTTGACGCTTTAGGAGTTATTTTATAGAAAATTGATCCTTTTGGCGATAGAAAAAGATTGCGGGGAATGAATCTGACTCATTTTTAGAAGACTCATTATACCACCATTGATCTTCATGCCACTAATACTGATTATCATAGTATGCCTGATAACTGTGATATAGGGTCCTGTATAACCATAGCCTTGATGTTTATTTTTAACCAAGTTGATTCCAGATATAGAGACTCTGGTACATATTTTGAGTTTGATGATGAACAGAGTTTGGTAACTTTTTGGTCTGTACACATGTCTTTGTTTAAAACTTGGTATGAAAAGACATTGTTCGATATAGGTTGTACACCTGAAGAGAAAAGAAGGTTCAACTCAAAGTGGAAAAAATAGACTTTCATAAAAAAGAGGAAGAATAAAACGTTGTATGCTGTATCTTTTGATTATCTCGATATGATCTTTTTAGACGTAAAAGATCTATTGGACTTAATGGAAAAGTACGGTATTACTACGCTTAAGGCTTCGGAGACTTTAGGTGAGGCTATATATTGTAGTCCTACCCATGCATGGGTCAATTTCAATAAACTTAGAGAACTAGAGATTCGACTGGCCGATTAAGCTCGAATCTAAGCTCAGTAGAACCCTAACATACCACCTCCCATACCAGAGGTGGCGTAAGTTCCCTAATAACCTTAGGAAGACTAGGATCGTTTTGATCTAGTGAGATGGCTTTAAGATCCAGCTACGAAAATTATCGCACTTAATAGTAACCCACTTTAAGGCCTTTAACCTTATCAGAGATACAACGAGGTTCCTATAGGTTATTTCCCTAATTGTGCGTTGTATAAAGGATTAGGTTGTGCTACTGTGTAGGAGTAAGATGTTGCAGTGATATTACATGGAGTGATATATAATAAGTAAAGATGTGGAGGATTTAGTTATTCAGGTAATCCTCTCAATACTTACTAGATTGGTTTTAATTTGTTTATCACCAAAGATGCAAATCCTACCAGCGTTATGGAATGCGCTAGACCTGCTGATCCTCTCACTGTGTTTACTAGTCAGGGTTTTTAAGTTCCTCTCAGATGGTATTAAGACTTACAAAATGTAGCGATAGGTCTTAGTATAACTTGGGAGTAAAAAGAGATCATCGTGTAAAGGTATCTCGATTCCTTGTCGCCACTTAGATATGAAGAAGGGAATGCTATTGTTACCGGGGATATTTATGGAGAGTATAGGGTTATGCTTCTCTCTGTATGCAATGACATATAATAAAGGATGATATTGCGTCACAAGAACTATCTGAATTTAGATAATAAACCTGAGTGGTATTAAGTTTTGTGTGTAGTCCCCTTTTTTAAAAATATGTCGTGGATTCCTAAAGATGGAGAACAATTTTCGCACTATATTATTCGGTCTTATAAGATTGACCCTGTTGTATTGGTATATGTCTAAACTATTTTAACTTTCATAAGTGACGAGGAGGTAGTTTAAGCCATGCGGCTCTTAATTTCTGTCCATTTGAGATTTAAGTCTATAGTTAGAGATAACATTATAGGAGGTACAATAGATTTTATGTTTAGCATTAAAGATAGAATTGACGATATTAGAGGTTAGAGAAGAATCGCTGGAGTGTCCAGCTATAGTGTACATAAACATCCTAATTTAGAAACCTGGTATAATCAATTTAGCATACGAAAATATAAAGTTTATAACTTATACTCTAAAATAGAGGCTAGTAGTTATAATTTTCTTTAGCGGTTGTGTACTTGTAGTAAGAACATCTGCAAATATGCAATTACCAACATTTCTTAACCGATGTATACATCTTTTGTATAATATGCTAGTTGTCCCTACAACGCTGTTTCGAGTGTTTTGTATAGATAGGGAGCCTCTAAGTTGTCTCCTTAACCTCATGTTACCAGGCGCTTCCGGAGATTTGTTATGAAATAGAATCTTCCTCGTAAGTTTCTCCGTTCTTTAAGATACTATACGAAACAGGATTTGAGTTGGGATACATACATCGCTAAGATTAGAGAATCTAGTAATGCTAAAGCCGATCGTTATATCCTTGGGAGAGCAACGGCCATTATTAGAAGGGCTATAGATCTAACATTTAAGTGTTTTCCTAAAGTCGGAGAATTCTTCATTAAGAACGATTGTGACTAATTGAGCTCCATGTCTAATAGGCCCAGAAACATCTCGAATCCGGATATTACTGTTTTAGGATGCTGTAATCACGTAAATTTTATTATGCTAAAATTGTTGAAGAAGAGTTTTCCTTAGTACTCTTCTTATCATAATATAGGAGATTTGTAGAAGAAGCTTTCGAGTGATTATGCCCGGTTGTCATTACAAGGTAAAGTCCATTGTCTTTCTACTGATTTTAGTTCTCATGATAGCAATTAACATGCTGTTTTCTTATAAATCGTAGATAATTATTTATTTGAGAAAACTTTGCCTACGTTGTGGAAGTATCTTGATTTGCCAGATTATATGTATTCTGAAGTTATGAAGGCATTAACGAAGATTGAATTAGATTTCTAGTTTAAGATGAAGTTCCGTAACAGATATATGACTTTGTTCAAATATACCTAGTTCGGAGGGGTCCCATCCGGACACCCTACTAGAACCACGTTCGGTAACACCTTACGAGTTATACTCTATTACGAGTTTATAATGGATGAACTCGGCATTCTACAGGTTCATTATAGAATGTATGTTGGTGGTGATGATTTCTATTTGCTTATTTCGGAAAGATATTTTACTTTATTTATGAATCATATATTTAACTATTTTAGTAAGTCAGGAGTTGGATGTCATGGTTTAGGATAATAAGTAAAGAAAGTCAATGATTTAGGCCATACAGGAATTGATTTTTTGAGTAAGGTTGGAGTATTTCACAATGGAGAAGCTTATATCTTTAGGAATTTACCAAGGATAGCTTTCTTGTAATGCTTCACAGATTCTAGGTGTAAAGATCTAGCTACTTTGATATAAGCTATGACTTGTAGTATGTTTTGTAGTGGTTATGATCTTAAGTATATTTAGACTAGAGTGAAATAGATTGGTGGATCTATAGCTAAGATGACAGAGTTTGAATATAGGAATTCTATAACTCTTATCCACAACCAAGATCCTAGTCGTGCCATTTATTATGCTCAGAATTTTAAAGCGTATTAGCAAGATAGTTCATTGGAAGAACGCTACATGGATGCGATTAAAATAACGGGTGACATGTAGGGCATATCTCGTACAGAATATCAGGGGATGGTCTAAGATATTTAAGATAACGTTTAGAATGGATGGTATTAAAAATTTAGGAAAGCTTACGTTAGCCGAATTAGAGGCGTTTATGGAGGAGGTTGGGCCACATAAAAGTAGTATAAGAGTTTATCTCAAAGTGTTACTAATATGTTGGGGTCTCTTGATAAGTGCTCCCGTAAAAACTTTTCTATTACAGAAGAATTTTATAGATTTGAAAGTAAACCTGCCAACTTTGTCCTTTCTAAACAGGATCTTAGTCTAAAGATTGATTAGACATCCTAGGAACCCTCACGAGTATCCTAAGGAGCGAGTACCGTGAAAAGACCTATCGTTAACCACTTGTTATTGATGTGCCCTGACTGTTCTAAATGTAGAATATATTTTTAATGGCTCAAACAAGACAACCTGTGTCGATGCTAAGGTTAAAATTATTCTGATATATAAAGACTTGGTTCTACAAAGGTCGTGACCAAGAAAGAATATATTAAAAAGACGAAGCCCTAAAACTAGCCTTAATTGACAGTTACTACGACTACTGTTAATAAAGGATAGAAATAGAAGAAGAATAAGGGTAATAAACGGAAGAACAATTCAACAGTCAAGTCTATGGATTGGTTTAAAAAGTCATCTAACATGAAGATGAAGATGACCCCTTATACTAAGAGTGTATTATTCCCTTGGTCTACTACTCCAGTCATGCCTCCGTATGACTTTAACCTGTAAACTAGTACTTTGGAATTTGAAGGACTTTTGAAGTTTAGTCTTATGGGAGGAGATCAAGGTGATGCCCTTGGAACTTATGGAGCATATATCAAGATTTTGCCGCACGCTTTCTAATCTTGTGGAACCATTAATGCTCGAGATTACAACACTAATGCTACTTATAAATATCTAACTGGACATTATGCGGGTTAGAATTTTATTAATATAAGTAGGAATGGAGTAGGTGGATCAGCTGATTTTTCTAATGGTTGGGCCTTATCTGGATAAGGAATTAAGTCAGTGACTAGTTGTATTCCTGGTTTTTCCTCTACGTCAGTATTAGTATCAGGCTAGCCGAGTCCTTTAGCTAGCTACTATGGATTAAGCTCTTCTGGTTGGTATTAGTCCTATAACACCGTTGGAACCTCTGTTATAGCTTCAGCTAATACTGCTGCAAGATGGTCTTCAGCTAGAGTAGTAAGGTTAGGTATTAAGCTTGTTCCAGTTAGTTCTTAAACTGTCAGAAATGGATCCCTGCTTATGTGTTAGATTCCTGGAAGGTATGGTAAGTTTAGTCCTTAGTTAGTAGGATCTATTCCTAATAGTAGTAGTGCTACCTATGCCCAAGATTATGCCGATATGATGCCTGATGCTAACGCTCTAAGAGCTTATCCCAATTGTTCTGTTTTTGCGTTGGGGACTACTGAGCCTTAATGGAATTATGTTTGGTTGCCTACTGATCCTATGGATAATGTCTTCTGTAACGATCAATTGGATTTCGAGTTAAATCAAAATTCGACTTTGATACCTACCACAACCAATACGGGTGAAGATATTGTTTACGACCATGGAAGAAATCCTATCTTTTTGTATCTTACAGCAGATACGCCAGATAAATATATTTTGGAATATAAGGTTACTTATGAGTATGTACCTGTTCCAGGATATAAAGCATGGTCTAGTCCTGTTGTTTCTCGGTCGACTCCTGCCGACTAAACTAACCTAAAATAAAATACTTTGCAACCTGAATCCTAGACCTTGGAAACTCCTGGAGTTATGGACGCTTTGGGTTAAACTATGGGTAATTTGGGGAACTTTGTTCTAGATAAAGGTAGTTAGTTTGGCGCAGCTGTATTGACCAATATGATTGAAAATAAGATTAATAGTTAAGGTATATATAGAGATCAGCCTAGATCCATCATGCATTGAGATCTTTGATCTTAAGTCGTGAGAAATTTATCTTTATCTATATATGTATTATTATTATTATTATTATTATCTTATTTATACCATTTTCCGGAAAATCGGACTGGGGAAACCCTTTTAGTATTTAGTAAAAATACTCGGCTATTCGTCGATAAGGAATGGTCTCTTGTTTTTCTTTGTTTTTGCTTTTCTAAAAACAAAGTGGTGACTCTACAAAGTGCTCGTGAAAAACGTATTCTTTGTTGAGATGGATGTCTTCTGTTAAGACCTTGCTTTTAACTTGTCTGCTAGCGCATCTTTGGTTTCCAC